AGGAAAAAAGAAGGCTTGTTTATGCGCAGATGGTACGTATAGTAAAGAATGTTGCAACCAAGAAGTTATTAACCAAGGAATTGGAGCATACACAAATCAAACGATTTCTGAGGTTACACATATAATTGATAATAGAATTATAACACATACTTCTAACTAAAAACGTAACACTTTAAATTAATTAAGTTAATAAATAAAAAACACATGAAAGTAGAAGTATTAAACGCAATTAAGACTTTAAAAACATACTTAGGAATGGAGGTAAAGTTAGAGCAATTAAAACTTGTTGATGGAGCTGTATTAGAGGCTGACTCTTTTGTTGCTGGTCAATCAGTTTTTATAGTTACTCCAGAGGGCGACAAAGTTCCTGCACCTGTTGGAGAACATGAGTTAGAAGATGGTCGTATTTTGGTAATCACTGAAGAGGGTATTGTTGGCGAGATAAAAGAAAAAATGGAGGAGGAGCCACAAGTAGAAGTTGAAGTTGAAGCAAGCACTGAAACTGCTGAAACAACTACACAACCTAAAAAGGTAATTGAATCAAAAGAATACCATTTCTCACAAGATGAAATCAAAGCTTTAGTTGATGAAGTAGAAAACTTGAAAAAGGAACTCATCGAAATGAAATCGGCGAAATATGTGGAGGTTAAAGAGGATGAGCAACCAACGGATGTTGTAGAGTTTGAACAAACTAAACCTATCAACTTTAACCCTGAAAACACAACGACAATTGAACACGTAGACTTAACTCCACGTGCAACAATGTCAAGAATGGATGAAATTTTAAACAATATATACAAATAAATTATGGCAACAACATTAAGCTTAACAACATCTTATGCAGGTGAATCATCTGCTAAGTGGGTAGCTGCTTCATTATTAAGCGGTAATACCCTTGCAAACGGAGGTATGACAATACTTCCTAACGTACCTTACAAAACAATTTTGCACAAATTAGGTACAGACGCTTTATTAAAAGATGCAACGTGTGACTTCGATGCAACTTCAACTGTAACTATTACAGAGAGAGCCTTGACATTGGAGCAATTTCAAGTTAACGTTCAGTTATGTAAATCAAACTTTATTACTTCTTGGCAATCTGCTGAAATGGGATTCAGTGCTAATAAAGTGATGCCTAAATCATTCCAAGATTACTTTTTAGCTTATATGGCTGACAAGGTATCTGCTGCGGTTGAATCTTCTATTTGGACAGGTGTACAAGGTAGTGGAGGCCAAATAGCTGGTATTGCTGTAAAAGTTGCTGGAGATGTAAATTTACCAACTGCTCAAGAAGTAACAGGTACAACTGTAACTGCTTCTAACGTTATTGCAGAGCTTGGTAAAATTGTTGATGCTTTACCTTCTTCTATTTACGGCAAAGAAGATTTGAAAATTTATGTATCTCAAAACATTGCAAGAGCTTACATTAGAGCGTTAGGTGGTTTCGGAGCTTCAGGATTAGGTGCTAATGGTATTGACAACAAAGGAACTCAATGGTATTCTGCATTTAACGACCTTTACTTTGACGGAATTAAATTATTTGTAGCAAATGGTTTAGCTTCGAATACTGCGATTGCTACTTACACAGAGAACTTGTATTTTGGAACAGGTTTAATGTCAGACATGCAAGAAATCAAAGTAATTGACATGGGTGAATATGACGGTTCACAAAATGTAAGATACGTGTTGAGAGCAGGAATGGCTGTAAATTACGCATCTGTTGAAGATATCGTGACTTATGGTATTGTTAATGGAGTTAATTAATAATTAAATAAAACTTTTAAGGGTGGTGCAATAAACGCCACCCTTTTTTTATAACATTAAAAATTTTTAATTATGAGTTGTGAATTATTTATCGGACGAGCTGAGCCGTGTAAAGACCAAGTAGGAGGTCTAAAAAATGTTTATTTCTACTATGAGAATCCAAGTTATTTATTTGATAAGATTGGTGTCACTGAGATATTCCCGAAAACAAATACTATTACTTCTGTAACAGGAGTGACTCAGTTATTTAAGTTTGAATTAAAAGCAAATGAGAATAATTTTGTTTCAACTGTAAATTCTGACCGAAATAACGGTACTACATTCTTTTCTCAAGTTCTTAACTTGAAATTCAAGAAAATTGATGCAATGACTACTAAGCATTTAAAATTGCTTTCTTTCGGTAAACCTTATGTAGTTGTGGAAACAAATAATAGTCAATTTATTAGCTTAGGTACTTTTAGAGGAATGGAAGTAACAGGAGGTACAGTTGTAAGTGGTGGAGCATTGGGAGACCATTCAGGCTATACATTAACATTGACAGGTGAGGAAGCTACACCTTTATATCATATTAATGCTGGTACACAATCTGCTTTAGCTACATTATTTGACAATGCTGCGATAATTACTGATGATTCTTTAGAGCCATTAGTTTAACATTTTACAAGTTAATACAAGCCCTACCTATATGGTGGGGTTTTTTTTTGAAACAAAATTGAATTTATTAGTTATTATAGTATGATAGTACTTGAGCCAATAACAACAACACAATCATTTTACGCGACACTGAGGGAGTTTTCGACACTTCCGAATAAGATGCTGATCACCGATAAGGAAACAAATATAAGTGAAGAGGTTAATATAACGGTAGCTAATGGAGATTACACTCAGTTAATTAGTTTTCTTTACGACAAGTTAATTGAGGGGCACTTGTATAGATTAGAAGTGTATTACAATACGATTGAGGATTTAAGATGGAGGGGTTTAATGTTCATTACCTCACAAAGTGTAGATAGCTACACTATTAACAATAATACTTACGAAGAAAAAACAACTACAAATGATTTCATCATTCTCGAATAAAGTAATCGAACTTTCAAGATATGTACAGCCACAAATTACAGAAGATAAACGTAATGAATGGGTAAACTACGGAGAGGACAACGATTACTACAATTTCTTAATTGAAAGGTTTAAAAATAGCCCTACAAACAACGCTATAATCAACAATATTTGTAAGTTGATATTTGGGCAAGGTTTAGGGGCAAAAGACGCCTATTTAAAAGCTGGTGCGTACGCTTCATTTATATCAATGATAAGTGAGGATGAAATTAAAAAGTTGATTACTGATTTATATTTGTTAGGACAGGCTTCTTTGCAAGTACATTATAACGATAAGCACAATAAAATTATCCAAGTTTATCACATCCCACAACAGCTTTTAAGGCCTGAAAAGTGCAATGAAGATGGGGAGATTGTAGGATGTTACTATTCCGACAATTGGCAGGATGTTAAAAAGTACAAGCCTAAAAGATATTCTATGTTTGGAACGTCTAAAGAAAAGATTGAAATACTTACAATTCAACCTTATTCTGTTGGATTAAAATATTTTAGTTACGTAGATTACCAAGGCGCATTGGATTACGCTTTACTTGAGGAAAAGATTGCGGAATATTTAATAAACGAGGTAACTAACTCATTTTCGCCCACTACGGTTATAAACTTTAACAACGGACAACCAACTGACGAACAAAAAGACGAAATAACTAATAAGGTAACAAGCCAATTAACAGGGTCAACAGGGAAAAAGTTAGTTGTATCATTTAACGACAACGAGCAAACACGTACAACTATTGATTCAGTTGCTTTAGATAACGCACCTGAACATTATCAGTATTTATCAGATGAATGTAGAACTAAAATAATGGTAGGTCACAACGTGGTTAGCCCTTTGATTTTTGGTATTGCTACAACAACAGGATTTAGTGCAAATGCGGATGAGCTTAAAAACTCTTTTGTATTGTATGAAAATATGGTAATTAAGCCAAAACAAAACTTAATTATAAAATCACTTGACAAGTTGTTAGCTTTTAACGAGATTAATTTACAGTTGTATTTTAAAACTTTGAATCCTTTCGAAAGTGAGAAACCAACTACACAACTAAGTTCAATTAAAACTATTGACGATTTAAATGTAGAAGATTTTGCGTGTAATACTGATTTAAGCGATTATGAGCTTGTTTATTGTGAGGATGTAGACTTTGATACAGAAGAGAGTTTAAACGAGCAAATAGATGCTTTAAATGGCCAATATGAAAAAAAAAATTGGTTACAAAAATTCGCAGTAAACACAGGAATAGCACGCCCTACAAATAAAGACCCTGAAGATGGAAAGATGTTTATTTCAAGATACAGATATGTAGGTGATTTATCAGAGAAGTCAAGACCATTTTGTCAAAAAATGATTAAGGCTAACAAGCTATATAGATGGAATGACATACAGCAAATGAGTAGAAGTGTAGTGAATCCCGGTTTTGG